ATGCAAACTCTTACATATAGAAGATTCTTCAAGGGGTGCAGCAACTGTACCCTTCATATTTACGTCACACACGAAACTACGCTTCAAAAAAGTAGCTTCGCTAATATTAATAAATGGAACAGACTCGGCAGTTTTATCAGCCATGGTGTAAACAAGACCATAGGAAGCCAAAGCCTGGGAAATTGTTGTGTGATTAAATGAAGAAATACAAGAAGACATAATATTATCGTCGCCATAGGTGAGAATACTAACATATTTGGGAAATTTATTCCACTCAAAGTTAGCTTCCTTCTTCCCAGCGATAGTAATACAGGCAATCATAATGTACAAAATATTGACACAACCATTTACAATAGTAGTTAGTGGTTGACCAGAGGGATTAGTTCCATGAAATTGAACTAAAGTCCCAAATACATTACAAAAAGCCCAAATAATGTCCGTTGCTAAACCCACACGAATCTTATGATCATCATCACTAGATTCGCCATCTCTCTCACAAATTTCTATCAACATATTGAAGACAGCCCAGAGTATTTCCTCAGTTTGATTTTTATCGAAACCTTTGTAGTCACCAGCTATGATATTTTTAGTACCATGCTGCGTAACATAATTGTACAAAGTTCGCCAATCAGAACCAAAAGGATTTGCTCCAATAGCATGTCCAAATAAATGACGCAAAGGGCCTGAAAAAATAGGTAAGGTCCAAGCGAAATATTGTCGAAATAAAACATTAAAAGCCAATGTACCAGCACTAAATAAACGTACTTTACTTTCAGCATGTTTTTTGTGAGAAATAGGTTCATCTTTAAAATTGTAGTTCCAAATCACCTGACCGCGTTCACCACGAACATATCTCTTCCTAAGAAGATCATATTCGAATTGTACATCCGCGTCAAGTTCATATTTAACTTCATGATATTCATCACCAGGTACTTGAATAAGATACTTATCCTTCCTACCAGGCCGGGTAAAACCAGCACTGGTTTTAACAGGAAGTCGATCAATATAATCAACAGTATCAAGTCCATTAATCCCAG